GGATATTCTAATGTTCTATAAGTATGGCGGCAAACAGTTGTATTATAACAATACATACGATGGCCAAGGTGAAATAGATATAAACAAAGACGATGCTACTGACCAACTTGCTATAAGTGAAGTAGACGAAGACGATTGCGAGAGTTGTAAAATATAATGACAGTTTTAAATACAAAAAATAGAGTTGACCATACAAAGGTTAAAATGTTCTTAGATCCATCAGGAGGTCCTGTAGTACAACGATATGATACACTTAAATATAAACAGTTTGATAAACTTACTGATAAACAATTAGGGTTCTTTTGGAGACCTGAAGAAGTTGATATCCTTAAAGATGCAACTGACTTTAAAAACTTATCAGATCATGAACAGCATATCTTTACAAGTAACTTAAAAAGACAAATACTATTAGATAGTGTGCAGGGTCGTTCACCTAATATTGCTCTTCTGCCTGTAGTTAGTCTTCCGGAGTTAGAAACATGGATAGAGACATGGGCATTTTCAGAAACTATACATAGTAGAAGTTACACACATATAATCAGGAATGTGTATGCAAATCCTAGTAAAGTATTTGACGAAATGTTAGATATTAAAGAAATATGCGATTGTGCAGATAGTATTACAGAAAACTATGATAAATTAATAGAATATAATTTGCTTAGAGATACCGGCAGTAAAAAATATGATCTATACGAGCATAAGAAAAGAATATACAAATGTTTAATGAGTGTAAACATATTAGAAGGTGTACGTTTTTATGTATCCTTTGCATGTAGTTGGGCATTTGCTGAACTTAAAAGAATGGAAGGTAATGCTAAAATTATTAAACTAATAGCCAGAGACGAAAATGTCCACCTAGCAAGTACACAACAAATGCTAAAGTTTTTACCACAAGAGGATAAAGACTTTGCAAAGATACAAAAAGAGTGTGCAGAAGAATGTAAGGAAATGTTTATAGAAGCAGTAGAGCAAGAGAAAGCATGGGCAGAGTATTTGTTTAAAGATGGAAGTATAATAGGACTTAATGCTGAACTATTAAAGCAATATGTAGAGTTTATCGCGGCCAAAAGAATGCATGCCGTAGGCTTAGAAAAGGTATATAATAGTGGTAGTAATCCTTTACCTTGGACTCAACAATGGATAACAGGGAGTTCAGTACAGGTTGCCCCTCAAGAAACAGAAATTTCATCATACGTTATAGGTGGTACAAAACAAGACGTAAATGAAGACACATTTAAAGGCTTTAGTTTATGATTATAGAATTAAAAAAGTTCCTCAATAAAGTAGTAACTATAAAAACATTAACAGGATTAGAAATCATAGGTAAATTTATAGGTACCGACGATGACAATAAGTTAATGGTTCTAACACATCCTAAAATGGTTGTATTAAGCAACGCAGGCGATAATCAAGACAACTCAATTGCAGTAGTTCCTTTTACATTTACGTCTATAACAGAACAAGTAGAATTCACAACAGATAAAATTTTATCTATAAGTGAAACTATAGAAGAAAGTGCTGAAGATTATTTAAGGATAGTAGAAGAAAAACCAAAAGAAGAGCCAGAAGACGATAGTTAATTAGATAAATACTATTATGGGACAATTGGCAAAAAAATATAGTTTAGTAGGACCTGGCATGGTTATGGAGCCTTGTGCAAAAACTGTCTTTTGTGAAGGAATGCCAGTATCACTGATAGGAGATTTTGTCTCACCTCACGGCGAACCCCCTCATACATCTTCTTTTATAATATCAGGTAGTTTTACAGTTTTTGTAGAAGGAAGAAACGTAGCAAGAACAGGAAGTCCTACAAGTTGTGGACACTCTGTATCATTTGGTGCTATCTCAGTTTTCACTCCTTAAAATGCCCAATCTGGTCTCCGTAAAAGGTCCCCACGCCAGAAACGATAACAATTATATTAGAATACAATGGAACATGGGTAATTCTTGTAATTACGAATGTGAGTATTGTCCTCCCCAATTACACGATGGCAGTAAGCCATGGTTAGGTAAAGATCAATATATTGATGCTATTAATAGGTTTTCTACATATTACAATAGTTTAGGTAAACGTGTTGATTATGAATTAATAGGTGGCGAAGTCACAGTTATACCTGGATTTGAAGATATAATAAGAACAATAAGTGAGCATAATACTAACAGCACAGTCTACACAAACGCCAGTAGAACAGTTAAATGGTGGTCTAAGGCTAAAGATTATATGAATGCAGTAGTACTAACCTTTCATCCTTTATCACAAGACAAGCAACATTTTATAAATGTAATAAACGAAATAAAAGAAGATGTTTTTATAGATATTAATATTGCTGGCATAGGCGGACGGGTAGAAGAATTAGGATATTTTGCAGAAGAACTAAGAAATTTATTTTTAGACTGTGAACTTAACCATTACAATAATGTAAGTATATGTGTAAAGACCATGTATCAGAAGCTCTTAGGGCGTCATAGTAAGCAAAAAACATACTGGGAATACACAGAGCAAGAAAAAAACGTCTTACAACAACCAGGAATTAAGCAACAGGAAACAAGAAGAGAATCAGATGTAGAAGATGATTTCCCGGCTCCTGATCCAAATGCATTTATGACGGAATTTTTATACGACGATGGCACCGCAGAATATGTACAAGGTCATCAAATTATAGATAAAGGTTTAAATACATTTAGAGGACTTAGATGTCACTTAGGATTTGAAAGTTTAAATATAGATGCTAGTGGCGAAATTTACAGTAGTTGGTGTGGTGCAAAAACATTTGGTAATATATCAAATGATTATTGGGAGTTACCCGAGACAAAAACTGTATGTCCCTTTGACTTCTGTAATAATATTTCTGATATATCTATATCAAAGACTCTATAGTCTTTTTATCACTATTTGCAAACTCGCATAGAACATTAAATATATTACGTTGATATGGATTAAGAGTATCAAACTTATCAGGTAACCAATCTGGTACATAAGAATTAGATACTATTGTCATTTTTTCTATACTGTTAAATAAATGACCTTTGTATGATATACAATCCTGATAATTATATTCTTCAGTACAATTAACATTTGGCAGTGATACTTCATTTATACTTAAACCTGTATCTTTAATATAATTTTTTAATAAATGGTATCCCTCATTAGATTGAATAAGATTTAAATTATCCTTTTTATACTTTTTAAATATTTCTTTTAGTTCAGTAAAGTCAGTATAAGATGTATATAAGCAAGTAAAGTCTTGTTCGTTTATTCCTTTAATGTCATATAACCATTCACCTTCTTGAGTTATAATATGATTAAGGTCGTTGTATACACATACTCCTGGATGTAATTCTAATGCAAAGCCTTTCTTTTCACATAGGTCTATTACATTTATAACATCATGTAAATTGTGTTGGTACAACATGTATTGTATTCTTGGTTTGCATTTAAAGTCAAGATCAAGATTTTTATATAAATTTTTATCTACATCAGGTATGATAATATCTAACGTATCCTTGTATCCATATATCTTAAAGCAGAACTCTATATTATGTGCTAAAGTTTTTTCTATCTTTTTACTGAAACCATTAGTATTAATATTTACAACTATGTCTGATTTCCTACAAAAGTGTAATAAATCTAATATTTTAGTGTATTCCATTGGATCACCTAAAATACTATAAAGAGTTATTTGCTTTGGGGATTGTTTTTTAAGGTACTTCTTTAGGACAGCAAAATTTAATTCTTTGTTGTCTATTTGTCTTTTACCGAACCTATGAAATAACCAAGAACCTTGTGACTCAATGCAGATATATTGATTATTTTTAGATGTAAGATCTATAAAGATATTTTCCATATCTCTATTTAATAGATCTTATAAGATTTGTTTGTAAAGAACGATTACTCTTTAGTAGAGTTAAAGTTTACAACTTGGTCGTAACTTGAACCATCATAGTAAAATTCATTAGCCGCATCTAGTTCTTCTTCACTTGTAGTATATACGCCGATTGTGAATTCTTCTACTTTAGTAACACCGCCTATTTCTCCTCTTACAGCAAAGTGGTACTTACCAGGAACATTTACGCCTGTCATATTACTTGTTGTGTCTACAGCACAAACACCAGTACCTGTATTAAAGGTTGCAAATGGTGGTACAGGACTAAATGCTAATACACTAACATTAGAAGCCTCTGAGTTAAGTCCAACGTTTACTGTTCCAGTTTGCCCGTTAGCAACTGTAAGTATAATACCTGAAGGATAAGATGCTAAATTAACATCGTTAGTTTGAGGACTAAGTGCTATAGATTTTTTTAGTAATGACACGTTAGCACCAGTTGAAGTTACAAGTGCGGAATCAAAAGTTATATTTGCTCCTCTACCACGTACTCCTCCTTCTGCTACCATGAATGATTTAATTTGTGTTGCAGTTGCACTAGGATGTGATTCTACATATTGTGCAGATAATCCTGCAACTATGGCTGTAGAGCCACTTGTTCCGTATGCCGAGCCGTAGTTTGATGTATTACTGTGATCAGCAATACTTACATTAGAACCTAATGCATAAATATCAACCTCTTCCCCTAAGTTAGATCCAGCGTCGCCACCTTCCCAAGTTGCATTAGCACCAAAACCACCAACTACATAACTTGCATTATGTGAGCCTACAGTCATAACTTGGTCTAAACCTGCTGGAGAGTAATTGTCTGCATCAGCGGCATTGTTACCTGCTGAACATACAACCATTAAGTTATGTGATTCTAATTCTTCTAGTTTAGCATCAATTAAATTATTTTTAGCAGTGATCCATGGGATACAAACTGCTTTAACTTTACTTGGAGTGTTTGCTTGATGGTGTACTAATACTTCGTTTAGAGCACCAACCATGTTACCTACTGTTAAGGATGTAGTCGATGCATTCATAACTTTTACGTTATGTAATGTAGCATTTGGTGAAACACCAATATTGTCTCCATTAATCAAACTTGCCATTGCAGTACCGTGACCAGTTGAATCTGCGTAATCTGGATTGCCGTCTACTGTATATAAACTATGTAAGTTGTTTATAGTAGAACTGCCGAATTCTGTATGACTTGCATTAATACCAGTGTCTAGTAAATAAACATGGCTATCTGTACCTGTTTTAAGAGGATCATATGCCGTTGCTAAACTATTAGTTACGTCATTACAAAGGAATTTTAAATGATCTGTTGAGTATTGTGATGCTAAATCTTCTGTCGCATCGTCTAAAGAACTATGCAATACGCCACTTATTGCGGCAAGTTGTTCTGCAGTACAATCTATTTTATATGTTAAGTTAAAACTGTACGTTTCCGTAATTGTTGCCCCCGCACCTGTGATGGCATTCTGTGCCGCCGTTGCATCTGCATGGGTTCCGCTGTTAAGTGCTACAATATATGCCGCCATTATAAATCTCCAAATTTAAAAGTTTTTGATAACTATTTACTATATGTATTTATCATATTAAGCAAAATTTAATTTATTTATGGAAACTTATTTAGAATTAGGAAACACCCCAGGCATACAGATAGATTTGTCTGAAGCATTCTATGTAAAGTTCTTGGCCAAAGAAACAAACAAGTCTGTCTTGTCTTGTGCTAATGATTTATTAAAAGATATTAGTAAAGTAAATATTTCTTTAAGTGGTGGCCTTGATAGTCAGTTTAGTTTAGCACTTGCAAAAGAACTTAAAAAAGATATTACAGCCTATACATATAGGTCTATATGGAACGGCACAATTTGTAATGCAGAAGATGTTTATATGGCACAGCATGTATCTGATATTAATAATATTCCTCTAAAGATAATAGATATAGATTTATCCAATTTCTTTACTAGAAATTTACATTTTAATTACGGTAAACAATATGCTAACTTTAGTCCTCAACTTGCTGTACATCTGCATTGGTTAGATATATTAAAATCAGACTATGGTATAGATAATATATTAATGGGAGGAGATCCTCCATTATTTAAATATGATTCTGAAAATAAAGAACACAAAATGAGAATGAGTGATAATTTTTATCATGATATATTATCTCCTTATTACTTATTTTGTAACAAAAACAATATTACATGCTTACGAGATATATACTACCATTCTCCTGAATTGGTTTATGCTGGTTTTAAAAATAATATAGATGTGGTTAAGAAAGAAAAAATCTACATAGAGAACGATGGAAGAAATGTTAAAATAGATGATAACAAACTGTACCGTTCACGTAGTCCTTACAGAACAGATAATTACCTGTTTAAATATGCATGGTACAATAATATTATAGAAGGATTAATACCGCAGAAGTCTGAAACAACAGGATTTGAATCTTTAAAGAAAATATTAGCATCTGAAAGTGGTGTGTATAATCAGTTTGATATGCTATATAGATTTCCGATGCATGATAGAGCTCCTAAGACTGTAGGCATGATGTTGAAAAACAGAAAGTCTATTGTAGGTAAGGGTAAGAGAGGCAGGAACATAATAATGCCTGATATTTTGTATAATTTGTATAAAGATTATAAAAAAGAAATAATAAAAACAGAAGCAAATCCTGTAAATCGATACAAATTCGATTTTTAAAATACACTAAAATACCAAATAATCCAAAATCAGCCTATATTCTAGGTGTTTCAAATGCATGTGTATAAATACCCAGTATAACATAATATAAACTGAAATTATATCAACCTCCCATCATGATAAGAAGTTTATTCACAATATGGTTAAGTATGTCTATACAGACATCCGACAACCTATACGGTGCATTACGAAGTGTTCGGGAGATTGTTGACTGGAGCATTAGTGATGAGCGAGAAAAAATTAAGCAAAATTAAAGATCAAGTTGAAGTTACCGCTCTGGCAACAATATTTATAATTTCTTTAGTGGCGATAACGCCGGGGATATAGCATGGAATGGCTAGTTAATAATAACGAAGTCATAGATGTAAGAAAGTACGAGAAGGAAGAGTTAGGAAATAGATTAAGGGAGAGGATTGCAGATAGAATGTTTAATTTACCAATAGTAATTAAAACAGGTACAGTAGGGGAAAACCCAGCATTACGCAGTCAAGTCACAATGATATTAGATAACATGAACATATCAGAAAGCACATACAGAAATGACGAAATAGAAATAGTGAGAATATAAAGTGACATTAGTATATAAATTTATAGACAAATCAGGGATATTCAAAAAGACAGGCGACAAATTAGAGGCATTATGTTATGCCCTACTTTGGGGAAGTTGGTTTTTATGTCTATCAGTTTTGTTTTGATGAAAGAATTTAAAAGAGTATTTTTTAAATATTGGATTGCTCCTTGGCATCCAACAAACTAAGGATAGTATGAATAACGTAGTAAAAGATGCAACGCCTGAAGAACAGGCAGAATGGATGGAAACAGACTTCTTTATGAAAGGCGACTTTAATGTAATGAAGTTGTTTGTAGTTATCCCAGCAGTGGTACAGGTTGTTGTATTTGGAATGATGTTAGCAGTAATGTTATTTAACCAGTATTTGTTTTGATAGCAAATGCAATCAAGGCTGTATTAGGCGTTGGTAAAAAATCCGAAGACAAATTTGAAATTAAGCCAATGGCAATCATTTGGTTTGCATTTCTCGTAGCCTTTTTCTTCTTAGGAACCATATCATTGCTCTTGCTTTTAGCATCGTTGATTATTAATAGTTGACATTGATAATATTTCATATATAATAACAATTTTATATAAATACGTTTATGAGTTTTGTAGTAGGTAGTCCATGTGTCGGATGTAAAGACACAAAATGCGTAGAGGTTTGTCCTGTAGACTGTTTCTATGAAGGACCAGACATGCTGGTAATCAATCCTGATGAGTGTATTGATTGTGCTTTGTGCGAACCAGAATGTCCTGTAGAAGCGATTTGGAGCGATGACGAATTACCTGCAGAACAAATACCGTTTATAGAAATAAATGCAAAAATGGCTGATATATGGCCTAACATTGCGGAAACAAAAGAGCCAATGGCACATGAAAGTCCGTATAGTATAGATGAGGCAATAGCAATAGGTGAAAATCATGTCGAAGAAAATTAAGAAAGAAGTCCCGAAGACTAGATTTCATCGAGTACTGTTTGATACAGAAACTGCCTACGGCCATAGAGTAGAGAAAGACAAAACTAAAGTAATACCACGTAAAGAAAAGTACAAGGACAAACAAGAATGAGAAATGTTTTTGCAATGAGTATGACCAAGTTTTTCCGTTTTATGGCTGATACTTTTTTTGCAAAAAGATATGGACACAGAGCAGTAGTATTAGAAACCGTAGCAGGTGTGCCAGGCATGGTAGCAGGTATGATATTACATTTCAAAAGTTTGCGTAAAATGAAAACAGGATACGGTCCTGATATCAGAGAAATGTTGGCAGAAGCAGAAAACGAAAGAATGCATTTAATGTTCTTTATAGAGATTGCTAAACCAAACATTGTTGAAAGGCTACTAGTTTTGTTAGCACAATTTATCTTTATGATATTTTATGCATTACTTTATGCAATAGATTATAAAACAGCACACAGAATGATAGGTTACTTTGAAGAAGAAGCAGTCCGCAGTTATACAGATTATTTGGCTATGGTTGAGAGTGGAGTAGTAGAAAATGTTCCTGCTCCTGAATTAGCAATAAAGTATTATAAGATGAAAAAGACTGCTAAACTAAGTGATCTAATTAAAAAAGTAAGAGCAGATGAACAACACCATAGTGAGATCAATCACAAGTATGCAGATGGAGATACTTCATACAAAAGAAAAAATGGTTAATGGAGCAATATAATATAGTCTAAACTGATAAATACTACTATAATAATATTTATTATTAAGGAGTAACAAATGTCAGTAAAAGATATGTCGTACCGCGATCGCGGTTTGTTGTTGAGTATGTATGCTCATCAATGTTATCAATCACCAGAGGAACTTTTAGTAGCAAGACCGGGTATAAAGGACTTAGCACCACTTAAAAAGTTTTTAAATAAACCATTACCACCAACATTTATAGATGTAGACGGTGCACAGGCATATGTAATGAGTGATAAAACAGATGTACTTATTGCTTGTAGAGGTACAGAGCCTACAGCAATAAATGATGTACTTGCAGACTTAAAAATGTTTCCAGTAAAACATCATATAGCAGGTAGAGTACATAGAGGATTTTATGCAGAGTATGATAAGGTTATTCCTGGTATTAAAGAAGCACTTGCAAAACATGATAAGAAAGGCAACAAAACTTTATGGGTCACAGGACATAGTTTAGGCGGAGCAATGGCAGTACTAGTTGCGGCTGAGCTGAAACCTAATGGCGGACTACATACATTTGGACAACCTAGAGTTGGCACAAAGGCATTTTTACCAGCATTAGACGGTATTAAATATTATAGATATAGAAACAATAACGATGCCGTTACAGCAGTACCTCCTTCATTCTTATGTTTTAAACATAGCGGAGTATTAAGATATATTAATACATATGGTAACATTAGGCCAGCAACTTGGTCACAACGTTTTAAAGATAAATGTAGAGGTCATTGGATGGCACTTAAATCTTTTAATTTAATAGATGGCTTTGCTGATCATAGTATGGGATTGTACCATGAATACTTATACAACATGGATGATAGCGGCGAACAATTACCTAAATAAGGATATATTATGAATTGGTTAATTATACTATCACTAAAGGCAATACTATCTAGCATTATAGGTAGTAGTTTTTATCAGTGGTTTCAGAAAACTAAAATGGGGATATGGTTTCAAAAGAAAGTTGATAACTTTATGGAATACCTTGCAGTTAAATACGATATAGAAGTTGCTAAAAAGGACGCAAAGTTTAGAAAGCAGTTTCCATTGATTGCAGAAAGATTAGATAATTTAGAAAAAGAAATTACCAAATTAAAGAAAAAGAAATAGCAATACATAGTTTTAATGGCACATCAGATTCACGATAAATAGATGCATAATAACATAGGTTAAAGGATTAAAAGATGTCTAACAAAACACCATACGAGATACGTTTGGATTTGGTAAGAGAGGCGAAAGAGATACTTCAGGCAAAAGCAAAAAATCCTGAAGATATGCCTACTACAGAAGAAGTACTTAAAGAAGCCGAGCGTCTTAACGAATTTGTTTCTAAAAAACCATTCTCAGATAAATAATTTCTATTAAACAAAGAGCACAATTAATTGTGCTCTTTTTTTCTGACTTCTATTTCTTATAAATTATAAATACTTGTCGTAATAAAGGCTGGTATAGCTCAGTTGGTAGAGCAACTGATTTGTAATCAGTAGGTCGTCAGTTCGAACCCGACTACCAGCACCATTACTTTAATAATGTTGCAATAGCAACAGGAGGCCATTATGGCAAAAGCAAAAGCAAAAGCACCTGCGAAAAAGAAAGCAGTCAAAAAGGTAGTTAATACTGAGTTTGATTGGACTAAAGTTGGTGAAAACGTTCAAAAGAACGCAGAGGAAATCAGCAAGAACATTATGAAGAATGCTGAAACAATTGGCAACAACATTGCTAAAAACTCAAAAGCAGTTGGTGATAGAATGACTGCATACTTAAATAGAAATAATAAGTAATCACACTCCGGTTGGGGGTGTAGCTCAGTTGGGAGAGCGACTGGTTTGCAACCAGTAGGTCGTAGGTTCGATCCCTATCATCTCCACCACTTGACAAAGTAATAAACCTTTGTTACACTAATACAAATTGGTCCAGTAGTTCAATTGGTTAGAGCACCGCCCTGTCACGGCGGAAGTTGAGAGTTCGAGTCTCTTCTGGATCGCCAGGCGGATGTAGTATAACGGCTATTATGAGACCTTGCCAAGGTTTAGATCCGAGTTCGATTCTCGGCATCCGCTCCACTTTAAGGTTGTAAATAGAGATATGAAATTAAACACATTAGACCCAAGGTGGGACAACCAATTAATAGATCATGATCATGAGAAATATAATTGGCGACAGTACTTTATAGACGCAGTACAAGAAAAATATCCCCAAGTAAAAGAACTAGAAAAACTACATGAAGTAATGGCTCCTAACGAGATTAATGATTTTGTGTGGGACATACAACGTATATGTAAGACCGAAGAGTTTGCTAAGAAACTAGATGACTTTATGGACGATGTTGCAAGACCTCGTTTAGACGGTGCAGACTTTATGGTACAAGATGTAGTTGGTGTTAGAGTAGTTATACCTAATCAAGCAAAACACGGAAGAACATTAAACTTCCATCAGGGTATATGGTATGGACATGGGCCAGGTATGTTTAGTATATGGAGCCCTATTACAGAAGCATGGGACTCTAATAGTATGCAAATTTTACCTTGGGAAGCCAGTAGGGAAATTACTCAACGTACCTACGAAGAGCAATGGGACTATAAAAAAATACAAGAAGAGTGCTTAAAGCATAGTATACCATGTAATGCATCACCAGGACAAACTTGGTTATTTCAGCAAGGTCACATACATGGCAATATTAATAACGATACTGATATCACACGTTGGAGTTTTGATACTAGGGTACTAGTTAAAGGCGGTAACTATGGTAGACGTAGACCAGGTGGTTATTTTAGATTACATAGAGAATATAGACAACCTCTTACAGGTGTGGATACAAGTAAAAACTGGATAAACTACATTGACATGAATAGCAGATTTTGTGAGACTACACCATTCTTTGTTACAAGTATGATAATGTCACAGTTTTGTAAAGATATGGGAATAGTTCCAGTAGACTATCCCTTGGAATTAAGTTTTTGTCATTGGGAACCAATGCTAGAGGACTTTATTAAGGACAAACATATACAAGGTATAATAATACCAAGTATATTAGGCATGACCTATGATAAAACAAGAAGAGATGAACTAATTGAACTAGCATTTGCTAATGATACCGATCTTTTATTTGTTGACGAAAGAATATTGTTAAATAACAAACAAGAAAAAGAGTATTTAGATAAGATATTTGAATATATAAATGACGAACAAGACCCAGATTTATTATTAGGACACACAAGGTAAAAAATGGCAAAGAAAAAAGCAAAAGCAAAAGAGCAAGTGCAAGAAAATAGCAGTGATGTAATGTATAAGTTGCTAGACGAAAAGATAGAAGTACCGTTAGGATTACTTAGACAAAAACATATTTTTATTGCAACTCCGTGTTACGGTGGACAACTTGGCGAGCCATACTTTAGAAGTATGATGAGACTTGCGATACTCTTTAACAAGTACGGTATACAATATACTGTTAGTACACTAGCAAATGAAAGTCTAGTAACTAGAGGTAGAAATACACTTACTAGTTTCTTTATGGAAAATACATCAGCAACACATTTATTTTTTATAGATGCTGATATAGAATTTAATCCTGAAGATATTTTAAGAATGGTTGCATATGACAAGCCAATAGTTGTTGGTGCATATCCTAAGAAAGCAATCAATTGGAATAGTATTATTGGTGCCGCAAGAGCAGATGATTCAGAAACAGAAGAAACAATTGAAGGACATAGTTCAAACTATGTTGTAAACTTTGACTTTGTAACCGACAAAGAAGGTAACAGGACACCATCAGTACAAATAGAAGATAACTTAGTAAAACTTAAAGACGCAGGAACAGGCTTTATGTGTATCAGAAAAGATGTAATACAAGATATGTTTGATAAACATCCTGAATACAAATATGTAAATGACATTAATGTAGATCAAAAGTTTGAACCATTTATGTATGCATTATTTGATACTGTCATAGATCCGGAGAGCAGACGTTACTTATCTGAGGACTATATGTTTTGTAGGACATGGCAAAACATGGGCGGTACGGTCTACTTAGACCCTCGTACAGCACTTAACCATGTAGGTCATTATACATTCCGCGGAAATATAAGAAAACTATTTACAGGCGAAAACGATCATTCAAGAAAACAAGAGGTAAGTCAAGATGGCAAAACAACAACCTAAAACAGAACAATCAGTAATATCAGTATTACTACCCACAAGAGGACGTAGGGAAGTATTAAGAAAAAGTTTAAAATCTTTAGTAAGCAAAGCAAGTCACCCAGAACGTTTAGAAATATTATTTGGTGTAGATGAAGATGATCAAAGTGTTATAGATTTTATTAAAGAAGAGATTGCAGAAGATCTAAAAGAAGTAGGAATAGAAGCAAGGGCAAGTATTTTCAAACCTCTTGGATATGAAAATTTACACATATACGTTAATACATTAGCAGGTGCGGCCACAGGAGACTGGTTCTTCTTTTGGAACGATGACTGTTTAATGGTTACAGAAGGCTGGGACGAAGTAATTGATCAGTACAATGGACAATTTAAACTGTTAGGCCCTAAGGATAATCACAATGGACATCCTTATGCTATATTGCCAATTGTACCTAAAGACTGGTTTATCCTAATGGGACATCTAAGTCAAAACGCACAGAACGATGCTTGGCTAAGTCATATTGCATACATGTTAGATATCTTTGAAAGAGTAGACTTTGAGTTTATTCATGACAGAGCAGACATCACAGGCAACAATGATGACGAAACATTTAAGAATCGTAAGTATATGGAAGGCAACCCAAGTGACCCTAAAGACTTTGGACATACAGATATGCAAAATGCTCGTGTAAATTCAGCACACAAAATTGCTTGGTTTTTAGATAAAATGGGCACTCCTTCAGAATTTTGGGGTAAGGTAAAAGAAGGAAAACAAGATCCTTTTGAAAAAATGGTGTGGGAAGAAGGCGTAAAGGGTGCAGGACAACTATCACCAGTAGGCGAAACACCAGAATTACCAGATGACTTTAAATTAGAACTATAAAAAACTTAAAAAAATATACATAAAAACGGTTGACAACTCTCCTTTTTCTGCTATACTAGTATAGTAATTAAATAAAAAGGTAGGAGTTTTTATGTTATATGAAGTTTATCAAATCCAAGTAAGTGACGAAATACACGATTACGTCAATTCAAACGAAGGCGGACACACAGGAGCCGCTAAAAAATATCCACTATATCATGCAAAAATGGAAACTATGCATGGTAGAGGTGAAGGCAGAAAAGTAAATTTTAAAACAGAATACTTTTCACATTATACTAAAGTATGTGAAGTAGATGGCAGATACAATGGTCTTAGTAATGGCGATATGGACTATACTGTAAAAAGCAAAAATGAAGTATTTGCTATACTTAATCAACAATACTTAGATGAAGACACAATGGAAGACATTGTGTTTGATAGTCATGTAAGTGGTTTCACAATGAAGTCATTTGTAAGAGATGGTAAAACTATTGAATACAGAAACATGCACTCATTAAGTGTTGGAGATATAATAGCAGAAGTTCCGCAGGTCGGCTATGAGGTCATGGACCCTAGCGATATAGTAAAGCATACAACGTACCACATGGTCGACAGTTACGGATTTTCTGACATTACTAATATTATTAGCAGTACAGATATTGCGGTTAACAGAATTGCGGAGGCTGTATAATGATTAAGGAAAGAAATACAACTGTACTTTCAACAGATTATCAGCCTACTGAAAGTTTAAAAAGATTTATAGAAAGATGTACTGGTGCTAAAATGACACCAGTAAAAGGTAAAGAAGATTCTTACTGGATCAGTGGTGACAGCAGAGGCAAATACTACGAGCAGAAGTATTACAAAATAGTATTTGGTCCAGTTACCCAAGTTTCTTATAGTAATGGTAGAACTGAAAAGTCAGGTTATGGGTTTGATATACAAACAACTGGTGATCTAAATGGTTGGCAGTTAATGGGCGAATATCGTAAAATGATAAAAGAAGCAATGGCAAATTATAAAAAGGAGAGTGCATAATGGCCACACATGCAATGATAGATATAGAAACTTTAGGTACACTACCTGAAAGTGTCATATTATCTGTGGGTGGGGTAAAGTTTGATCCTTTCACACCTAATGAACCTCATGATGGAAAGCATTGGAAACTAGATGCTGATGAGCAAACAGATAAAGGTAGATTCGTTGATGATAAAACATTAGAGTGGTGGGCTAAACAAGACCAAGCCATACAGGATGTTGCCTTTACAGACGAAGGTAGAGTGCCTGTAGATACTTTTATGAAAGAACTTAATGCTTGGCTAACAGGGTGTGAAGCAATTTGGTGCCAAGGTCCCCAATTTGATATGGTTATTATAGAACACCTATTCAGAGACTTTGGTCATCATATGAATTGGTTCTTTTGGCAAGTAAACGATTGCAGAACATTATTTAAGATGATGCCTGTAGATCCTCGTAAGGCTATACAGCAAAATTTACATGATGCTCAGGCTGACGCACACTGGCAAGCAGTATGCGTTCAACAGTTTTTTAAAGACTTTAACGTATTACCTAGATAATTTATAAAGAGCGTATTCTAATGTCCCTCTTTTCATCATTAAATCAAATTTATTGTAGTAATCAGATGCCGTGCCAAATGTTTGGTGGGTTAACCTGGCTACTATTCCTAATGGATTCGCCATTTTATTCTCCTATATGTATGAACAAAATTGTATAATGTCAGTAACTCATCACTTAGTGAACCGTTACTTTAATGTAACACTTATGTTACAATCTTGTTACAAATCTATTTATCTTTTTGCCAGAAAAAGGTTGACAAATCCTAGTTTTTTGCTATACTATATGTATATTAAATAAAAAAACGGGAGTAAATTTAATGAATATATACACAAAAAACCAAAGCAAGGACAAAATTGTTTCAGTAGATGGTTACTGGATTTCAACTGTTACTTGTTATAATGAAAACAATGACAATTCAGTCAATATTCAACTTACAAGTCTAGAAGCCATGTGGGTTAATCATGAAGAGAATGTAGACCACCCAGAAGGTTCTGAATATCCTGTAAGTGTAAATGTTCCTTTTCTTAAATTAATGAGAGAAAGAGTTGCTAACAGTATTTTATCAAGAACAGGCATTGATATTAGAGATTACGATAAAGTAATCCATGCAACAACTAGTCCTGCTATAGATAAAGATGGTAACATTATGGACCATGCAGGTTCAAATTTAGTGAGGAATGTATAATGAACCCTTGGAACATAATACAAAAACTGGAAACAGATAACAGCAGACTTTTTAAAGAGGGTGTTGTTGCTGATCATATTGCTGAAGCAGATTTTAGACAGGGTTTGCAATGGGCACTTAATCCTTTAGTTACATTTGGTGTACAACAGGTTCCTGTTAGTGAGACAGATGGTAAAGGCATTACTAATGCAGACTTTTATGTACTTGCTGAAGGCTTGTATGAGAGAGAATTAACTGGCCATGCGGCTAGAGATGCCATTATAGACTTGTGCGACTTAGCAACAAACGAACAATGGAACGACTGGTATAGAAGAATACTGCTAAAAGACCTACGTTGTGGTGTTAGTGTTGGTACAGTTAATGGTGTGCAAAAAGGCACAGTTCCAATTTTTGGTTGTATGTTGGCACATGATGGTGCTAAACACCCTAAGAAAATTAAAGGTGCTTGTTCAGTTGAATACAAGTATGATGGTGTAAGAGTTATTGCTATTGTGCAAAAAGGTAGTGCTACATTATATTCACGTAATGGTAAAATACTTCCTAACTTTAATCTTATAGAAGATGCACTTAGTAAGCCTGAGTACAATGGATTAGTTTTTGATGGTGAAGTTATGTCAGATGACTTCCAAACATTAATGAAGCAAGTACATAGAAAATCAGGTGCTAACACTGAAGACGCATACTTGGCACTATTTGATATGCTAACACTTGAAGAATTTGAAGCAGGTTATACACCAATTACATCAATTGAAAGACGTAAACGTATGCTTGATACTGTTATTGAAGATAGCAAAATTAAAGTTGTTGATGCATTTAGTGTAGACTTTGATACTGAAGAAGGCCAAGCAGAGTTTGATAAACTTAATAAACATGCTCTTGCAGAAGGCTACGAAGGACTTATGATTAAGCCTGATAGTGAAGGGTACAAATGTAAACGTTCACATGCTTGGTTAAAGGTCAAACCTTTTATTGAAGTTACACTTAAAGTTGTATCATTAGAAGAAGGCACAGGCAAAAACGAAGGTATGTTAGGTGCTCTTGTAGTAGAGGGAGAAGATGATGGCAAGTTCTTCCATGTAAATGTTGGCAGTGGTCTTAGTGACGACATGCGTAAAGACGTTTGGGCGGCTCAGGATAAAGTTGTTGGACAACTTGTTGAAGTAAGAGCTGATGCGGCTACTATAGGGCAAGACAGCGACACTTGGAGTCTTAGGTTCCCAAGGTTTAAAACATTTAGAGGCTTTGAATTAGGGGAGAAAATATAATGAGTATGGATACAATTTACTTAAAAGAAACCAAAGAAGTAATGGATGGAGTACAAAAACTATATTCCTTTCCTAATGGTTATGGTGCAAGTGTTATTAGACACACAGGTAGTTATGGCGGTGACCAAGGATTGTGGGAACTAGCAGTCCTTAAAGGTGAAGAACTTTGCTATAATACACCAATTACAGATGATGTTTTAGGAAGATTAAATGATCCTGAAGTAGATAGTTATTTAAGACAGATATCTCAACTAACAGACGCAGATGTATATTGCGAATGGAACTGTGGAGATACAGTAGAAGATTGCACAGGATATAAGTGCTGGGAGAGATAATGTACGACAAACCAGAAAACGCACAACTTTCAAGAAGAGAAAGAATACTACTTGACCCGCTTGGAGCAAGTAAAAAAAGCGATAAGGCTAAGAAAGACAAAAATGAGAAGGAAGGCAGTTTCTACGGATACAATGAAAAGTCTAGAAATTACGAACACGGGTTGGACGACTAATGACTAGTAAACAAAAGAAACAAATTAATAATTTTATACAGTCTACATTAAAAATTATAGGGTGTACATTTTTATTCCTTGGTATGACTATGGCACTAGGTGTAAATCCTCACATGGAACTTACTTCTTATTTGCTGTTATTTGCTGGTACTCTAATGATAATAGTACATAGTTTCAGAGATAACGACCACATGTATTTACTAGTATCAAGTGCAGGGTTTGTACTTGTTGGTGGTGCATTCTTAGACACAGAAACAGCGATACAGATTGCAAACAACTATGGTATCGCACTAACCGAAGAACAAGGATGGTTTGCCAAGTACGGTAAAGTGTTCGTAGAAATTATAAAGGCGGTGACATAATGCCAAATTGGTGTAGTAATCAAATAAGGATAGAAGGTCCTAAAGAAGAAATAGATAGAATATGGAATATTCTAGAAGATGACACGATAGACGATGGGTTACTAACAGCCTTAGCACCACTTGAAGGTGATTGGGACTACAACTCAGCAATTGATCTTTGGGGGACTAAATGGGACGTCAAAGAGCATAGTTTATCACACGAAGAATACGAATACAACGGTTCAGTCAGAGGAATATTAGAAGGATATTTTGAGTCAGCATGGGGACCTCCTTCAGAAGCAGTTGAACTATGGTTAAATAAAAATGAAGACTATGAAGCAGATTTACTTTGGTATGAACCTGGTAACGATTTTTGTGGTGCATTACTAAACGGAGAGTTTAATCAGTATGAGTGCTCAACACTAACAGAAGATTTTCTAACGCAAGATGATGTAGGAGAAGCATTAGATGAAGCATTTGGTATAATGGAAGACAGAGCCATGTGGATTGAGGAAGAACAGGAAGAAGTGTTAAACGAACCAATTACATTAGAAGATCCTAGAACTGAGGTATAAATATTATTATGGGACAATATGACGAAGTAGTAGAAAGACAACGAGTCTTACTAGAAGCAGAAGAATGGGCAAAAGGTGTAAAAGAATTACATACATTTAATACTGAAACATGCAATATGTGGTATGAAACAAGACCAGAAGATGGTAGAGTCATGGACATTAGATATAATGATGAACGTATACAAAGAGAACTGTTAGGAGACCGTCCCAAAGGCACCGAAACAACCGTATGGATTGGCACACAATTACATGGCGATGATCTAATATCTGCTTACACACAAAATACAAAAGGTTGACAAATTAACTTATAGACATATAATAGTATATGAAAAAAGATATTTATAATAGTGAAGGAATAACAGAGCAAGTAGACGTACAGGCTATTTGTAAGAAACATAACGTAGGACGTTATGATATTATAGAACTTACTGCCTATGCGGCAAGAATTTTAGATTTAAGACCGCATGATGCAATGAAGAAACTATTAGAAGTAGAAGATTTAAAAGTGTTCAAAGCTCAATTAGATGAAAAAAGAATTTCATCTGAGTTGAAACGAGAACTAAGAAAAAGTTAATTGAGGAGCCCGTGTGGTATTTCGTAAACTGGGTATGGCAAAAATAGTGAAAAGTGTAGTCAACAACCACTCCATAGTAAAGTCCCAAAGTGTACCGCTCCTCATACCTATTTATCAATAGGGGGCTTAAAGCCTCGGGTAAGGGACAGGTTCACGAAACATCACCAGTCCACATTTAAAAATACACGACATGAGTGTAAAGTGTGAACCATCCCTCCAAATTTTGCCCTGTTCGTCTAGTGGTTAGGACACATGGTTTTCATCCATGCAACAGGAGTTCGATTCTCCTACAGGGTACCATTTAGTTAGATAGATTAATTGTATATTCGATTATTTCCCAACACTCTTTATCAGTTTTAGGCTCACTAAAGGCACACTTGAAAGGTTTGGATGTATCTATTATAAAGTTAGGTGCCTGTTTTACTAGTTCATCTCTAACCATGTGTGTTATAACAGAAGGTGTCATCAATTCTATTTTATGTAAAACATCATGATCCATATAATAAGAGGTACCTTCTATATTGTCAAATCTACACGTCTCTTTGAACACTACATTGTCTTGTACAATTACACGTTCAGATCCTTCCTTACATTCTCCGTATTCAAGTCTGTATTTAGATTCAGGGTCCTCACCGTCTATTTTATATAAGATATTTCTTAATGTTCCTTTAAGTATTGTAGAATTAAATCCACTGCGATGGTCATGTATATCATCTATAAGCAATTCTGCTTTATCTGAGTAAAAATTATATACATTGAATCCTCTATTAAGAAGCAATTTTATAGTACCGGTACCTACATACATAGTTTTACCGCCCATTTTTCTAAATTGATCTATTGTATACATATTATTATTTACCGTTTTAAATATTTTAAATAGAATTTTTAGTTAAATAATTGTATGTTATACATCTATATGAATACAAAGGGAAGACAAATCAATAATAAAGATAGATTATTTTTCCTTGCAACAATAGAAGACTTAAATTTGGAATATAAAATTTTAGGTGATATGAACAGAGAACATCTTAATAAAGACGATACAATATTTTTGTATTCAAGCGATACAGGCTTTGAAGAAGATTACAATAGATATTTAGATAATACTAATATTATACCTAGCACAGACAATGTAAGTAATCTATATAATAAATTTAAGTTCTCTCAATACTGTAAAGACAATAATCTTAAACATCCGGAGATATATGATAAAGAAATTAAATACCCATTGGTGTTTAAACCTACAGTAGGTTCTTTAGGAGAGAATGTTATTCTTTGCACTAATAAGGCAGAACTCAAAACTGCAATAGATAACTTAAAAGGAGATTATATATTACAACAATTTATAGATACAGGAAAATTTGCGTCTAAATATAGAATAATATTTTTTAAGGATGAAGTGATATTAAAATACAAAGATACTAATTATGATAAAACTTCTATAATATCTAATTTAGAGGTAGGATCTAAAGTAGATTTTGAAGACATACCTTTTGATTGTACTGAAGTATTAAAAGAATTTAGGAAAGGTACAGATTTACTATTTGGCTGTCTAGATATTTTAGTTGATGCTAAGGGTATTGTGCATTATTTAGAAGTAAATAGTATTGCAAAACTATATAGAATAAGTAATTTAGTAAAACGAAATATATATAAAGAACTGTTTAAGAAACTTCTTGACAATCAATATATTTAAGTTATAATAACAGTATGTATATCAGTGTAAATGGTAGAATTGCAAAAAAGAAGCAGGTTGAAACATTTATATTTGATGTATTAGAACATCTTATGCCTAGATTAAAAAGAAATGTAAGCATAGATGTAAACATAGTGACAAGATGTGATAATCAACATTATGCATTATGTTTAGGAGATAAGAATAGTGCTGAAATAGAACTAGCACGTGGAAGTTGTAATACAAAATTCTCATTAGAAGAAATGATGTTGAACCTTGCACATGAATTAGTTCACGCCAAGCAATTTATTAAAGGAGAATTACATCCTAATTTAAACAGATGGAAAAGTTTAGATTATAGTAATACTGTATATAGTAGACAACCTTGGGAAAAAGAAGCATACTTATTAGAAGATAAACTGTTAGAAACATATTGGAAAACAAATGGCAAAAGCAAGTAGAAGAAAAGTAAATAAGTCGTTAATCAACGGCACAGGTAAAAAATGTACATCAACCGGTAAAGGTGGTAGAGGACGCAAAGTAAAAATTGCTATGTCTACTATGAACAAAGGCAAAAAAAGATGTGCGAAAGCATATAGAGGACAAGGCAAATAAGTAATAAATACTAGTATGTTAGAACCTACAGATAAATGGCTATGCGAGATTGTAGACCCTAAACACCCTGCTCTACACAGACCAGCGAATATAGATCCTTTTACTGCTCCGGAAGATGCCAATTGGGCACAAAGAGAAGTAGACATGAAAGAGCTTATGCGGTATAGACACGGTATAGGTCTAGCAAGTCCTCAAATAGGCAATAGTTATAATATGTTCGTAATGAACCTACAAGGGTCAGGAGACGTAGGTGTATACAATCCTAAGATACTTGAATACAGTAAAACCACTGTATGTATGGAAGAAGGATGTTTAACATTTCCTCTATTATATTTTAATGTAACAAGGCCTGAAAAAATAAAAGTAAGTTTTACACTCTATGATGGTGAAACACAAATAGATGACTGGTTAGAAGGAATCGATGCTAGATGCTTTCAACATGAACTAGAACACTTGCAAGGCAAATTATTTTTAGAACATGCTAGTGAATTAAAATTACAAAGAGCCATAAAGAAAAGAGACAAGTACTTTAAAGAAATAGAAAGGACTAGGCAATAAAATGTTCTCTTATCCTTTTTGGGTAAATGATTTTGATAGAGTTAAAGATCATAGACTTACACACCCAGACGTTGCTACTATTTTTGAGCAACCTGTAGCATTTTGGTACGGTGCTAAAAAGAATAAAAACGCAAACAAAAATTTAGATAAGAGTCTTAAAAGATTACTTAAAAGAACACTTCCGGGTCTTCCTTACTTTGTTCTGTATAATTTACCCAATAGAGATTTAGGACATTACAGTAAAGGTGGAGCCAGTGATGCTACCGAATATATTTTGTTCTTACAAGAGTTTTGTAAGGGTATAGAAGGACATAAGCCTATTGTTATATATGAACCTGATGCATTACCTCACACGACACTAATGGAAGATAAGGATTCTGACTATCGTATTAATTTAATCAAAGCAGGATTGCACACATTAACACAAGAAAGCGAAGCCTATGTGTATGTAGATATAGGACATAGTAATTGGTTAGACCCTAAAGATGCCGCAGAATTGATCACAAGGGTCTCTAATGACCGTGTAAGAGGGTTCAGTGTTAATGTAAGTAACTATAGATCAACAAAAGAATGTATAGAATGGGCCTTAAAGATATGCGAATACAGACCTCAAGATCACTTTGTTATAGATACAAGTCGTAATGGTAATGGTCCTCACGGTAATGATTGGTGCAACCCGCCAGGCAGACATGTAGGAGAAGTACCAACATGTAATACAGGTGATGAAAAATGTGATGCATTTTTATGGATTAAGATACCTGGAGAATCAGATGGTACAGGTAATGGTGGTCCAAGAGCTGGAAAGTTTTGGCCTGAGATGGCTACTGAATTAGTTAAGGATATTAACTAACGCCTGAAGGATCAGTTACATCAACAGTATCTGGACTAGGTTTAATATCACTATCACCATCGCCTCTAGGAGCATTTAATTCTGCATCTAAATAGTTCTTAGCACCTTGTAAATATTCATGTGCTTTAACTATCTTTGCTTGCCACCAATGAGGGAAGTCTGAATCTGGTAAAGTCTTTAACATTTTATGTAAGTCTATAGCATTTTTGCCTATAAGATATAATTCTTTAGAAATCATACCTCTTTCATTATCTACATGACCTACTGCTTGTTTCTCTGTATCACCTTCACCAGTGTCTGATTTATAATCAACACCTGGCTCGCCGTCTTCGTTAACTATTCCTGCTAATTGTTGTAATCTATCTATTTCGTTCATGTTAGTATTTATCACAAATAGACTCTAGATCAACCAATAATTTTTTAAATTGACGTTGCTCTCTAAATACTTCTTGATTATGTTTTAACCTATCCATTGCAATATCACTGTTAAGTATGTCTTCTAATT